GGGCATATCACAAATGCAAGGAAATAACCGGATCATACCCCAACAAGAAGGTGGCACCCATTCCTCCCAGCGAGGAAGTAGCTGGCAAGATCAAGCATCTTCAGATCAAATGGGCGAGGGAGAAAGAGAAAAGTTCTGGCGTGAGCGCTTCAGAGAAGCCAACAGAGCGGCAGACGAGCTAGAAAACCAAGTCACGGAGTTGGAATGGGAATTGAAGACTACAGAGCGGGAATTGAGAGACGCAAGGCAGAGATTGGAAACCGCAAGAGAATGGTGGAAGAAAAGTCAAAGCAAGTCTCCCTGAAAAGCCTGCATCCGTCATGGGACTTGATAGGCATGGACGCATCGGCCTACCTCCAAGTTCCGTGGGCGACCAGAAGGTTGAAAGAGGTCGAAGGGATGCACATCAAGCCGCACCTATACTGGAGTTGATATGCACATATACGACATTATAACACCCGAGTTTGAAGATGAGGTGATTGAGCACTTCCTCAAAACCCACCTAGATATCGCAAAGCAGTGTATCGAAGAACTGGACGAGGATGCCGCCGACTACGCAGAAATCCGAGATGCCTGCGAGGTGCTCTTGAAGTATGCGGGGGTGCCGGAATGAGTGATGACAGTGAAAAGGTTGATCTGGAGCGCCTTTGTAAACTCTGCATAGACAACGGATTCAGCACCGGACATGCAGACACGGCTATCGGGTTTGCCGGAGAGTGTGTTGCCAATCTGCTCGATGGCAAGAAAAAGATCGAGCAACTACAAGCCAAGATAGAGAAGGCGGATGCGCTGGTCAACAAGCTTAATGAGATTAAAGACCTCGGACATACGGCTTACCACGGGAAAGGCTACACGCTGGCAACGATGATTGAACAAGCCCTAACCACCTATCAGGAAGAAGAAACTGCTTGGCAGTGCCCATGGTCGCTTATACCAGTGGATGATCCAGATGCGCGATACGCAACCTGTAGGCCGGGGGCATGATGGCTAAAGAGATGAGGATGGACGCTGTTCAGAGTCGAGAGGCTATGATTCAGTGGATTACAGAGACCTCTGCTGTCCTGGATATGCAGTATCCGGTAGACGTGAGAATCACCACGCACGACACGGTTCTGGACTGTTATGCAGTGTTCTGGATCTGGATGAGGCATATCACCAAACACCTGAAAGACAAGTGGCCGGACGCATATTTCATGCTTGACGCTCAGGGAGAGATGATGCACGACATGATGTGCATGATGTTCCTTGGCAAGACTAAGCCTATGAAAATAGGGAAAACAGTGGTAGACTCAAGACAGCGAACACTTACCAGCCCGAAGATGAACAAGGGGGAGATGGTAGACTTCCTTCGAAAGATTGAGGAATGGTCCATCAAGATAGGTGTTACGCTACCGCAACCACCATCGGAGTACAGCAATGAATAGAGTCATTGTGTTTACTTGGACAGATGCAGAGGGGTCTAGCCCAGAGTCGGGTTGGACAGATGCAGAGCCAGGAATCTATGAGGGCAACTGTCTTTCTGCGGGGATTGTGTTTGCAGAGACCCCAATCAGCTTTCTCTTGGCTGGCTCTACCGATGGGACACACGCCCTTGCCACACACGAAGTACCGAAAGCAATGATTCACAGAGTCCTGATGGACGAGGAGTTTTAGATGGAATACATTTACACAGTAAGAAAGTTGGGAGGCAAGCCTGTAGCCCTGACGCGCAATGGCAAGGTTATCATGGGGCATGACTCTAGGTATGACGGAGAGTCCTACATCGCTGACAGACCTGAGAGTCAGGCGGTCACTGTTGCGGTCGACTACTTCAAAGGCGTTCTGGCGAAAACCACCAAGGTAGCCGATCTGTCCCGAAACCGGAAGGCAGACATAAAGACAGCCAGATCTGCGGGAATGCCGATACCAGCAATAGCCCGCTCATACGGCCTGTCTACCACCGTAATCAAGCAGGTTTTAAGGAATGCGTAGGCGCTTAGAAAAGGCGTTAAACTCGACCTACAAGCCGCTGAGCGGGGTCGAACCGTTCGTGTGCTTCTATTGCGGCGAGAGAGCAGACACCGTGGACCACGTTCCTCCGATCAGTGTCGCTCCGCCAATTACAGAAATGGACAGGTTCAAGGTTCCGTGTTGCTCGGATTGCAATAAAAGGCTTGGAAACTCGCTCCAGCCTAACCTGAAAGCCAGAGCCGAGCACCTGCTGTCCAAGGTGGAGGGAGAGTGGGGAATCCCGGTGCAAAGCAGGCGCGACCTTCGGCAGTATGGGCCAAATCTGAGAGCGTACATGTTGGCAGACAAAGATGCCAAAAAAACGAACTTACGGCGGCTCCAGAGGCTAAAAGAGCGAATTCAATGCCCTACACACGAATAGCCATTTTTGTCCTCTACAGCCCTTTGTTTATGCGGCCTCGTTTGGGTTAGATAGGGGTTTAACGACATGATTGGCGCACTATTTGAGGATTTAGGATGATTGATACACTAATGACGCACTCAGTCGGAGCCAATCCGATTCAGAATGCGGCGCGGTATAGCCACAATTCAATCCAAGGACACCACCACTCGGTCTTCGGTATATCCTACAATGCGGATATGAACAATCTCCGCTGGCATATGTCGGTAGGGTGTCTTTTAGACCAGAACAGCCCTGCGGCCAGATACGGCAAGCAGGCAGTCCTCAAGCGCCCCATTCTAGGGTGCGGTGTGATCGAGGGCGACAAGGGTAACTTCCTGGTCGTATCAGACCTACATATACCTTACCATCACCCAGATTCATTTAAGTTTCTCAAGCAGGTGCATAAGGCTTATAATTGCAAGCATGTCATTTGTGTAGGGGATTTAGTGGACAACCACTCAGGCAGTTATCACGAATCCGAACCGGACGCTTACGGCCCAGAAGAAGAGTATGGGCTGTCTATCAAGTACATGCAGGAGCTGCAGAGCATCTTCCCCAAGATGGTTATCACTCCAGGCAATCATTGCTTGATTCCCCAGAGAAAGGCTAAGACTGTTGGATTACCAGCTTCCATGCTGTCCAACTTTAACCGGATATACGACCTTGAGAATACTTGGAAGTGGGTCGATGTCCATAAATTTGATAGCGGCAACGGAAGACCTGTACTTGTTCCTATGCGGTTGAACAAGAAGGGTTGGGACGGGAAGATTTAATGCCGTGGTGGGGATATGCGGTGATGTTTGGCGTGATGTTCTTGGAGGTGTTCTGTGCATCCTTCCAGAACCAGAACGCCATCTACCGGAAGTGGTTGTGGATACCGCCCACATCTTACATGATGACTGCTGCGAAAGTTGTTAACGTATCCGTATTGGCTACGCTTGCAGTAAATCAGGATTTCTACGCACTGGCCCTGATGGGGGTCGTGGTAGGCACAGCCGGATGGACTGCTCAATATGCAGCGATGTGGGTACATAACGGAAACCATAAGAGGAAATTTGGATGAATGGATGCCCATACGCGAACTGCACATTCCCGAAATGCGACTGTACAGCGTCAATCACTACAGGAGGAGAGATGAACATACTGGAAAAAGCCAACGAGCTGGTTAACGGAGATCGCCAGCAAGACTACGGCGACCCTTGGATAAACCACGCAAGGATTGCCGCATTGTGGCAACTGTATCTAGTCGGCAGGTTTGGTGACTTCGAACGCGATGACGTTTATGTTAGCAACCGTCGGGTGGATATCGAGGCAACAGACGCGGCTATGATGATGATTTTGGTCAAGGTCGCTCGATTAATGGAGTCGCCAAATCACACGGATTCTTACGTGGATCTGGCAGGTTACGCCCAAGTCGCACAACGATGTGCCGAGGTTGACTATGGAAACGAACAAGACGTTTAGTGACAAACTGATGTATCGGGTCGATGCTAGAGTGATTAGCTGTCGAGAGAGCAAGGGGCCGTCAGAAAGGCAGCAAGGCTTTCTTGAGGGTGTCGAGATGATGCGAGAGCACATCAATAACAGTATTTGTGTCCTCCTGCAAGTAGAGGAGCGGGAGCAGGAGAACCCGCCCGAAGTAGAGGCTCACATTCAGAGGCAGGAGAACGAAGTTGACTAACGTAATAAGCCTGACAGAAAAACAGATTGAAGCCGCAACCGTTCATTGGCTTCACAACGAGATGAGCATGTACGAGTACGTATCGGAGGAATGCGATGGGCGCCCGCTCCCCGATGTTTATTGGGCGATGAAGACTTTGCTCGATCACCTTCGGGGCGACGAAGAGCCAATATGGGTATATGAGGAGGAGGATGAAGTTGATTAATCTGATAAGCTTGACAGACGAACAGGAGCAAAAAGTGGCTCGGCATTGGCTGTGCGACTTGGTTAGCTTTGCAGATTATGTGTCTGAGCAAGGGGACGGGGCCGCACTTGAGGACGATGTGTATTACGGGGCCAAGAGCTTGATTCGCTACCTAGATGATCTCGATAAGATCGCAAAAGACTTGGAAGAAGAAAATGATTGATTTCTGGGAAGCTGTGCTTGATGGGCTGCTTGTCGGGATTCTGTTCTGGATTCTCTATTCGCTGGTGGCCTCGATAGCCTTTACTCCGATGAACGTGGCGCTGTGTCTGGTTATAGGTATAGCCCTGACAACCATCTCGAAGGTGTTGGGCCGTGATTAGGGTGGTCCTGCTCCTGCTCCTTGCCTTTCCAGTCAGGGCGGGGTATTACGAGATCTGGTGCAAGCGTGGACATGCTGACAAGGTGTACGTGCATGTCAAGGAATACGCCCAAGGATGGGACTACTGCGGATGCTCGGGCAGGAATGCTTACAAGAGGGAGTGCAAGCCGAAGCACAGAGACGCTCAGGCAAGGCAGAACGAGATAGACCGCCAAGAGAGGGTTGACAGAATAGTGGATATGCTGCTGGGCAAGCCTCCCCGCTCAAAAGAGAGAGGAGGCTATGCAGAAGATTATTGAGAGGGAGCTTTCTCCTCCTGTTCCTGGCGAAGCAACTCAAGAATAACCGCCCTGTCTGCGCGAAGCTCTCTGAGCGTGTTCTTGTCGCTTGAGTACCGCTTAATACCCTTGTCCGTTGCCGAGAGCAGTTGGGCATAGAACTTCGCCCTGTTCTTCTTGCTGAGCATTTTTGCAACCGCAAACACAGAGAGGCCAGCTCCCGCCCCAGACATAATTGCCGCAGGAGTCAGCCCAACCATTGCTGCTACGGACGCAGCACCACCGATAGTGGCAGCTAGGGCCAGAGGGGTTGATGGAAGATTCAGGCCGTCGTGCACCTTGGCCCAAGTCCTCTTGATCGCGTTGTCGGCCAATCCCTGAGACCGCATTCTCAAATGGTCCCTTGCGGTGTAAAGGTTGTGCATCCGATCAAACGCTTCCGCAACATTATCCCCGGGCGTGGCGGCTTTAATCACGTCATTGATTGCGCCCCTGACATAGGAGGCGGCAACGCCTTTGGCCGAAGCAACTTCCGGCTCTAGTATGTCTTTCGACTCGAACTCATTAACAAGTTTGTCGAATCGCTTCCTGGCCTCGTACAACCCCATGACCGTCCCATCACTCTCATCAATGATCTTGAGGGACATGTCAATATATTTTTTGACCTGACGCTGAGCAGCCTCGGAAAGATTGAGCGAGCCATAGGCGTCGGACGTGTCGGCAAACCTTCTCTCAAAGTATTCCTTTAGCTTTGGCAGTCTTGGGTTTCCCGCCCTGTTTATGAACGCGACGACCTCTTTCCCCTGATCTTCGATTGCCTTGCTTGTGACGTTCTCCATCTTCACGAGGTTGTCCGTCGGGTCCAGCTCGTCCACTGTGGCTAGGGCATCCCTGACGCGGACCTCCCTATCGGTTGGGAGATAGCTTATCGTGCCTAGCGTGTCGTCATTGGCAACCCATGTGCCGCCATAACCAGCCTCCCTGGTAGTTAGAGGGTCCATCACCTTGTCGATTGCTGATCGCTTCTGGTCATACGATATCTTGGCGGACCTCTTTCCCGCATCATCCGCCAGCCCTGTTATGCTCGGCCTCGGCTTCGGGGCCATGATGGTGGAAACGTCGATGATGGACTCAAAAGCTTCTGCCGCTTGAGGGTGGTCAAGAGACCAATCCTTGTACGCCTGATAGCCCTCTGTCGCCTTCTGTAGCGCCGTCTGAACCGCAGGGTTCTCCCTTGCCTCAGCCCATGCCTCGGCCATGCCTTCCTTTACAACATCTGGAGTGATGGCAACGAGGCCCTGCATAGCAATTTCGCCACCACGCCTAACCATCTCAGATGCTTGAACAAGCTCCGCCTCTATCTGAGTTGGCGCTCGGCCTCCAGTCAGGCGCTCCGTCCGCCGCTGCACCTCGCCATAAGAGCCGCTTAGAATATCGTCTACGGACATGTCGGACAGCCGCCGAGAGGCCCCGCTGAGGTAGGGGACTTCCATTTCGTACACCGGCTTGCCCTGCCGAGCAACTTCGTCTACAGTTGGCTTTCCGAAGTCAGGAAACGCATCTCCAGCCTCTGCCGCCAGCTCGTTTGCAGCAGCAGCATCGCCCTCCCGGAGCGCCATGGAGATAGCGTCAAGGTAGTCTTGTTCGGTAAATTCACTCACCCTTTTGGCCCTCTCTAGCCCTCATGAGGAAGTTATTTGCTGCTGGACTCCTGCTGGCGGGAACTTCTGCCGCATCTGGAATCTCAAAGTCTCTTGAGAAGAAGGCCAAGGCACCAGCGCCCTGCTCGCCTAGAGCTTCCCTAACCCTGCCATGGGTCGTCTGGTACCGCTTGATATTTCTCTGTGCGCCCTTTTCTAGCTCGGACAGGATTCTTTTAAGAGACTCGGCATCCATGGTAATCTCGCCACCGACAACCTTCTTGGCGTACTCTCGGTCAGCATCAGAAAGCCCCGTACCAGCACCAAGATTGGTTATGTACTCTGCGACGCGCTTGCCGGACTCGGCCACGTAAACTTCTGTATCTTGAATGCTAGAGTTCAGGTCCCCAATGGGGAATCCGAAAGCCTTTGCAATTTTTGAAAGTTCCGTCTTTGTCTCTGCAAGAGAGCCGGTAAACATGTTGTCTATGGTGGGCTTGGTTCTGCGAATCGTTCCAAGGGCATCCGCCGATTTCTTGGCAGCGTCATACTGCTCGGCAAAGCTCTTTGCGCCCTCTTTGCCTAAGTCCTCGGCAAACTTGTTTGAGACGTTTTCTACTTTGCTCACCTCTGGAGCCTTAGACAAGCCAAGACCCTTCGCTTCTATCCAGCCTTTCTCTTCATCCCAGACAAGGCCATCCTTGACTCTGTAGGTCTCTACCTCTCCAGAATCATTCAGGAAGAACTCAAGATCGCCACCCTGGCCCGAGATGAACGTGTTGAACGCATCGTCAGACATTTCTGCAAGACCAAGAGACTTGAACTTGATTGGGTCAATACCAACGCCCGAAGCCATCGCCTTCCTGGCGCTCGGGTTCATTGAGGGCATGTCATCGAGGGCCTTCTTTCTCAGATCCTTCATGGTGTCCAAGAGGGTCGCCGCATCAGCGGAGTTTAACGCTTGTATCTGCTCGGCAGGAAGGCCCGCTTTTGTCGCAGCATCAACGACCTTGGCCCTCTGGTTCTGGAGCCGCCTCATCTCTCTAGCAGACTCGCCCATCTCTATCGCGGTTTTTGTGTCGCCGTCCCTTTGCGCGATTTGCGAACGAGCCTCGTACCACTCCGCAGAGCCTTGCAGATGCTTCGACAGCTCTGCCGCATCAGCATCACGCTTCTTCTTGTCGGCGTACTGGTTAGGCACGTTACCAATGGCCGTACCCAGATCGAACAGGCTTTGGGTCATTGCTGGACGCCCGAGGTTGCTCAGGAATCCTTGTGAAAGTCTAGCCATGATAACTCCTTATTTAAACAATCCGCCGAGCGATGCTTCGGCAATTCTCCCGCCCAGACCACCCACAATGTTGGCCTGACCCAATGCAGACTGAAGCAGGGCGTCGAGTCCCGTGGCGTAGGTTTCTCCATACGCCTGAGATTGAGCCAAGAGGTTCAGTCTTGCCTGCTCCTGTGCAGTCATTCCAGGCTGCAGCGCGGAGATCATCTGTGCCTGCGGAACATAACCTGCTGCCAGCATACCAGTGCCGAGTCGAGCTTGACGGTCTTGCTCTTGTCCGGCGAACTCCATAGCGTTCAGCATGGCTGCGTTCCTGGCCTCCTCCTGCGCCTTAGCGAGGGCCAGTTCTTGTGGTGTACCACCAAACATGGAGGTTCTGACACCACTTCGACCCTGATTGAACAGTCTCTGTTCTAATGCGAGGCGTTGACGCTCTTCCTCTGGAGACATGACCGCTCGCATTCGGTTATACACCTCTTGCTCTCGTTGTGCAGTAGGCATTGCTGCTTGGTCAAAGAACATGCTCGCTTGTTGGAGCGCCTTGTTGTACATGGCCTGTTCTTGCGGAGACATTTGGAGTTGAGACACCCCATCCTGGTTGACAGAGAAACGCCCCCCAGTACCCGTGGTGACCGTGTATGGTCGGAACTCCATTCTGCTAGAGAGTCGGTCAGCAAGACCTTCTGGCCCAGCAAACTCTCCGTATGCTCGTTCTCCAATTTCTGCAAGCCGGTCATAGCCTTCCTTTGCAAGAAGACCGCCAGCTACTGCCCCACCACCGCCAATGAGATTTTTCCAAAATTCTTCCATTATAGTATTCTACCCGTCAGTGCAAGCACGTTAATCTCCTGTATCGACAACTCTGTGCCGTCAATGTCTACTTCAATTCTTATTGACAGCGTAGCCCCGCTGCCATTCGCGTTCACGGGCTTCCTGATGACAATGATGCCTCCGCTGAACTGGCCTATGTTATACTGGGCCACGTTAAACTCTGCTGATGCGTCAGAGTCCACGACGATAGTCTTTGACCCCTGCCTGGAACCAAAGTCATATTTCCACTTGAGGGATACGTCCTGACCCGACCCGCCGATGATGGTCGGGCGAATCTTCTTCAGGAGCTTTAGTGTAGCCGCGTCTCCGAAGGATAATTCCGGGCTGGAATAAACCATCCTATAGGCGGTTCCATTATCATCGTAACCGGAATAAGTCCCAATGCCGTCTGACGACCCAATCCTCAAATCACCATCAAAGGTGGATTCATAGCACGTCCATAAGGTGTTGGGCCATCTTGTTACCCTGAAAGACCCGTCCTCTAGCTGCTGCCTTACATCGAAGCAGTAAGTCGTTGTTCCGCCAACAAAGGTAATCAGGTAAAAGTTTTCCTCGGGGTGGTAGACAGAGCGAAAGTAGGCGGACTCAGAATTAATCAGAGTTATAATGTCATCGGTAATTGTGTTGGACAGCCTTGCGATAGGCAGAGAGTTCTCCTGAATGGTTCTACCAAGACCTCTCAATCCATCCTTGGCGAGAAACAGCAGGTCTTTGCCGGTGTTCTGTACAGTGTCCCTGTCCACACACCCGATACCGCTGATCGTGTCGGATATCGCCATGTTCGCCGGATCGTCAGCGCCCGAATAGACGATGATGGACTCTCTACCAAACACCACCAAGAAGTCATTGTGCGCCGCAAGAGCCACAATCTCATCATAGCCGTTAGGCCACGCCTCTTCTACGTCGATAGAACCCGAGCTACCACTACTCCAGTTGTGCCCCTGCTGAAGGTCTGACCAGTAGATTATATTTGGGTTTCCGTTTACGTCTGCAGTGAACAGCCTTCCCCACGCTGCAAGCACCTCATTGCCGTACATCGTAGATGATACCCCGTGGGCACCGCTGACAGAGGACATTTTAGTGACGGCCCCAAGGGAGTTGGAGTACACCAGAGGCTCTTGTCCGGCCTGAAAGAAGTACAGGTGGTCATTAAAGTTGACCAGTTTCCAGTTGTCGTTCGATACCGTGTACGAGGCTGGGGTGGCGTCAGTCAGGGTTGTGGTTCCAGAGAGGATCTTGTTATTTCCTACACTGAAGACCAGCGTATTACCAGCAGAGTCACGAAACTCCTTGATCGCCCTCAGAGAGTCCGAGCCTAGCTCCGTCTTGGTTTCTGTGACAACCGAGTATCCTTTTCTTGATGCGAGCCTACCCCTGCGGTCAATCACCGCATTATCGGCAACCTCAGCGAAAGACGGGTCTTGCGCCAAGGGAGAGTCCTCGGTGTTCACCCCCTTGAATGCCGGGGCGATGAGGTTGATACTCTTGAGTGGTTGCGCCATTATGGAGTGTACCAGATAAATTCTTCAGGGTGTCGTGATACGTCAATCGCAATCGCGTCCGACAGGAAGTTGTTGGCAATTTCAAAGTATTCCTGCGTAGACGTACCTCCGGTCTCGCCACGCTCCCTCGCTGCAAGGGCAAGGGCAAGGTGGATAACAGGGTTCTCCGGGATTGCCAGTGTGTCAGAGTCTGAACTCAATACGTTGTCTCTAATAACTGAATCCACGTACAGCGTGTAAACACCATCGGGAATAGGGTACAGTTGGATCTGTACATCACCATTACCGTCCAG